CCTCTCAATTGTCAACGTGGTTGATAGGTCCACGGTCCCCACCCCAGGTCAAAGGCAATGCACAAGTGCTTCGACCCAGAGCTATCAGTTTATACACATGAAGGTGTGTAGGGGGCTAAGGGGCCCCCATAACCCGCTACAACCTGGACCCAACAAGCTTTTAGTTGGGAACGCTATACACTAGCTGTGGCGTACCCCGCCGGGCGCGTTGGCAAAAACAAAACTCAATAAGTAAGTAAACCAAATATTTTATGTGTTTTAGCATTATGTAAACATTCCTGGAAACAAGGGCTGCTGAGCCCGCGGGTTGTAAAAAGTGCGCTCCGCCACGTTAGTTGCCGGCCGTGAGTTATAAAACTCACGAACCATAGACACATCCGAAGATGTCTGTGGCCCAGATGGTAATTGCAAATCCACGGTTTCAATGGCCTCCGCTAGCGACATAGCCGCATCGGGTCCTATTGAGGCCGCAGCCGCCAATCCATCTGTACCTAGCAAACCACCGATAAGGTACGCCGCTGGGAGTGCCGAGACTAATCCCGACATCCCCAACAAAGCCGCCGTTCCCACCAAAGACTCATTCCCCCCCCTATCCTTCCTCCATTCGACCGGGTTCCAATCAACCCAGTCAGGCAGTCGAGATTCTCCCCTCCTCATTCCGTCAATCTGTCTATGTACTCCGCGATCCAACCCGCTTCGGGTTGTTTCGCTACTGCGCCCCTTAACGCCGCCGGAGGGGGTCTTACCGGCGGCCCCGAAAAAGCGTTAAGGCCCTTGAAGGGCCCGATGTGGCTGCCTGAATGCTCCTCCCAACGGAAGATGACCCGGCCGCATAGCGTCCGGGAGCGATGCTTGACAAAGCATTCATGCACAAGTCGAGCTCCGCCGCACTAGCGTGGGAAGGGGAAAGATCGAAAGCCACAGCGGTATCATTATCTGGCACAATTTCCCAGTGCCAAATACACTCAAAGGAATAAGTGTTTCCGCCCGCCTGGCTAGAACCAACCACGTCACCATCTATCCCAACGACCAGAACACTCTGGCCCATTTGGTGTCCGTTCTGCCCGAAAGGGGCATAATAGGAGTTGGGGGTAGTGACAGGGTTGCTACCATTTGCCGTAATACTCGGGAGCACATCATTCATGTACGTCTGATATACTGGGGTGCAAGCCGGTTTCCAAATGAACTCGACTGATCCCTCACCAGGCATCCTGGTCTCAAAGAGGTCAGCGGACATATAGGAGCGAAGTTGCCCGTTAGTGAAAATAACATTGTCTGTAACCGTTGTAAAAGGGTCTAGTACCGTACCGGAAACAGCCACTGAGAATGGCGCGTGTGTCGCCGGAAGGTTCCCCCCGAAAATCCTGGCTGCACGACTCAACTCTGTACCTTGATACACCACGCGTACGCCCATCCCCGTACACCTGACACGACAGGAGGCTGCTTGAAACGCACCAATATTTGGCGCGTTATTAAGCTGGACATTAGCCATACCTGCTAAGGTGACCCCTGAAAGGTTCCCCGTGCCAGCCGAAGTCTCCGCCGCAAAGTCGATACAATTGCGCGGATACGGGTACATAATAAGCGCAGTCGCGTGAACCACGGACGTACCCCCGATGGCAGCAGGGTATCCAGTGATGAGGAGTCGCGACGTGACCAGTCCGGATGGTGCAACATCGGGGTCCGGAATATGACACGCGGTACTGTTAAAAGGGTTAATAAGACACTGTAGGAAAGGTGGAATATTAAGTCTTGGAGAACGTGGGATCCTGTAAGGTGCGACAGCTCGCGTGCGCTTACTCCCCGTCTTAGCCTTCTTCGAGGCTTTAGTCTTTTTGTTTGGCATGTATTGGATGCCTGTGCCAAACAGGGACTGTACATCGTGTGACAACTCTGGTTCTTCACGTGAGTTAGCTAGCTGTTAACGGTGGTGACTCCAACCACCTGATACTAGCCTCCAACACACCACAATAATCTGATAGCGGCATTGTGACCGCGTATTAGAATGGATCCGAACCTAGAGGGGCGCCGTGCAGTCTCTTGGCATTCTGGTTAGCACCGGAGACCGGTTTTGGGCCATCACATCACACAACCCAATAACGAGATTATCTCCCTAGGCAACGGCTTTTCCACTACCCCCCACACAGGGCATGGGTCTTTCCGTGCTATCGGGCCTTATTCGTTCACCACTCATGAGCTTATCGCAATGTCGAACGCCGAGCTCACTCAATCATGGTGGGGACCGTCGTACCCCCGGGAAAACAGTTTAACGACTTGTTCCCATGGTCCTGTTTCCAGCATCAAACCAGTAAATGGGGCAAAACTGGCGAACGAAAACCGTCGCGGATCAACCCAAAAGGGTGGCTATCGTAGTAGTCTTCAAGGAACAGCTGCTCCTCGGGGCTAATACCGAAAGCCATGAAGAAACTTGCCCTTGCCTCTGGGCTACAGTTCCTATATTTCCGCTCCGGTGCCTTCATCAGTTGTCGAACACTCCAGCCAAGTTTGAATTGCTTCTTACCGACTGGCCCAGCCGACATCATGATGTAGGCCCTGTACGCATTCTGTAACACCGGTATACCCCCGGTTAAATGGAGGCCACCTTGTCCTACAGCTCTCATCCAGCCCCTGACATCTTCCACCCGTTGCAGGTCAAGCATACAGATTGCGTCCTTAGCTAGACACACTCG